ATGACTGAATTTAAATGGCAAATTGATAGTATCCGTACTGTATTATTCTTTAACGGAGAAATTAATTTTAAGAAAAAAGAATGGTCGAAAAATATAACTGGGCTTGAAATTTCTAATGAAATGACCCAATCGGAAGAAAATGGACGTTTGATTCAATATGTTGAAATTACTAATCTTGATAGTAATAAGCAATTTAATTTGGTTTATTTAAAAGATCAAAGCTTAATTGATTTACAATTAGTATTTGAAAGAGATGAAAATTTTTATACTTTCAATGAAATAATCAAAGAGGTAGATTTTTTTTACGAAAAAATTAGCGTATTTTTTGATCAGCTCAATGAAAAGATTATTCGTATTGGTAATGTTGTTGAGCTTAGTATACCTGTTGATAATGAAAAAATAGGTTGTGATTTGTTAAGAAGTAATGTTTCTTATTTAAATAACATGCAGGAGGATTTAGAAGAAATTAGTTATAGAACTAATAAATCATATTTTATTGACAATATTAAAATTAATCAGGTTGTTCAGTATTCTAATGGTCAGAAAATGTCATTGGTGATTGATCCTAATATAGGAATTCCCAAGGCTAAAGTGCAAAAAAATATTCTAATGAATATAGATGTTAATACAGATGCTTCTCATAGATCTGAATTAGATTTCTTAAAATTCATTCCATTATTACAAGATTCAGTAAAAAAATTAATAAGAAATGGAGGTACTTATGTTAGTTGATACCTATTCAAGCTCATTAAGTTTACCTTCTTTTTCGAGTAATACACTAAATTCTATAAATCGTAGTACAACTGTAGTTTCTAATTATAATGGAGTTGCTAATCGCGTAAATAAAAGCGTTGAAAATTTCATTGATCATACTGAATCAATGCGTGTTTTTTTTAAAAGCTTTCTAAATAATCAATCAGATTTTCTTGCGTTTTTTTTATGCTTATGTGTCATTGGTTCTTTTCAATCATATGATCTTAGACTTGATAGTAAAGATAATATTATTTCACCTGAGATATTTAAAGATTCTAAAAATAGTTTTTGGTGGGATAAAAAACATTATTTTGAAATATATAAATTAGAAGCAACTAATAGAGGAAGAGAGGCTTCTGCATATATGACAGTATTAATGCATCAAGCTGTACAAGTTGAAGACCTTAAGTTTTTAAATAATTTTTTTCAAGAGTTAAATAAAAGTAGTTTAACTTCATGGTCTCTCATAGCTTTATTACGCTCAACAAATGTTTATAAAAATCAAATTTCATTGTGGAAAGAAATGTATTTATATACTCAGAACGTTGTTATAAATGAGGGATTAAACCCAAAACGTGAGATGTATGGCTTAGATCGCGGTTTAAATATATAAATTTTAGTTGTGAGTAAGCTTTTATAATGAATGCAAAATTTCAACTCATTAAAGACATTAATTATAAACCCAAAGACTCACAACTTGGAGTCATAATTAAAAAGGTAACATCAGAACAAAATCATACTGGTTTTGTATTTATTGAAGATAATAAATTAGTACTAGCTCATTTTGGCTGGCATGAAACCTATTTTTTTCAAAGACGTAATGACTCTGACGGTTATGCTATGTACTGGTTTGATTTAGAAAAAATTCCAGAAAGAACTCTTGTACATATAATTAATGAACTTGAACAAATTTCTCATAATAAAGATTTGAATAATAATGAAGTTTTCTATTTTCCTGCTCCTTATGGAATCGTAAATTTTGGTGGATCTAGGATCTCAGGAGGTGATTTTCTAAGTACCCCTAATACGGTAGGTGATAGCCTTACATGTTCAGTTTTTGTTAATTGTATATTTGAACAATCCGGTTTTCCAATCCTAGATTTAGATACCTGGAAAACAACAGAGCAGGACATTGAATGGCAAACTAGTATTCTTGATAAATTAATTGGAAAATTGAGTCCAGAGTTTATGCGGATACAGCGTGAAAATGTAGGTAAAGTTCCGCGGTTACGTCCAGAACAAATGGTTGGAGCATGTTGTGTTTTTGATTATGAGCTAGTTGATTTTGATACAGCAGATAGTGCAGCAATAATTGTTTTAGAGCAATTAGAAGCGCTAGGTTGTTAATAAATAAATTTAATTTTAAGTGATGTTTTTGTATTTATATTCAAAAGTAATATCTATTAATTTCTAAAAATTAATCAAGTTAACTTTAATAAAAGAACCCGCGAAAGCGGGTTTTTTTATTACCTGAAGGAAAGTTATGTACAAGTTAAAGCTAAATCCTCAGACCAGCGGCTATGGCGTAACACCGGGTGATGATGTGAAACGTCAGCAGATGGACGGCGGTCGTGGTCGCTATTACATCGATGTAAAACGTAATAGCCACATTGTTGATGTGAACTGGAATTTAAGTAAAACCGATTTCAATAAAATGATGGCGTTCTGGCGGGTATACCAGAACAAGCCAGCCTCATTTTATGCGGATCTGGTGATTGATCAGGGAGCTCGTCAGCAATACCTGTGTAACTTCATTCCGAACTCGTTCAAGACCAATGAAGTGAATGGCAACCTTTACCGGGTAAATGCACAGCTCGAAGTTGTTCAAAACCAGCCTAACCTTACTGCCGATATCGCTTTGATTAAGGATTGGGAGGTCTAATGGATAACGAATATGCCAAATTCTTTTTCAATCGGAAAGTTGATGTCTATCAATTGGAGTGTATTGAGCTTTCTCATCCTTCTTTTATGAATACATACCGAATAGTCCGTAATGATGACCGAGGTGTTTATGTTCAACATAAGGAGGGATCCGGTCAGGTCTATTATGAATTTTTGCCAGCATCTATTCAAAGATCCGGAATGCTGGGTGATCTGGACCAGACATTAACAGTCTCTATATCTGGTTTAGGTGATGTAATGCCGGATGAGTTTGAACGGGTAATCGAAGGCCAATATCCCGATGTAAAGCCAACAGTAAATTACCGGATTTACAGTTCAGACAATCTGAATTCTCCAATGTTTTATTTACTCGGACTGCAACTCTCCAGTGTTGCAATGAACCATAAAGCTGTGACATTCAAGGCTGAATCACCAAGATTAAATACTGCGAAGACTGGAGATATCTTTTCGCTTGATCGTTTTAGTGGTTTGAAGGGGGCTATATGAAGAGTCACGATCATTTGCTCGATAAGCAATATGACGAGGAACACTACAACTGTGTTCACTTCGCGCATGAAGCTGCAATGGATCTATATGATATTGATCGAGGAGAGGCGCTTGAGTTTTTTATGAAGCCCGTCAAAGAGAAGGTATTTCTGCCATCAAGATTGAAGTTACTAAATCCATTGCCCATGCCCAAGGAAGGCTGCATAGTCGCCTTTCACTCTAGATACCGAAACAAGCCCCCACATGTGGGGCTTTTTCGTTTGGGGCGTATTTTGCATTTGCAGGAATCAGGCGTTTCATGGATGCCAATTCAAGTCGTTCAAGCATTTGGATTTAATCGTGTGAGTTTCTATGATTAAGATTATTTATAAACAAGACCCTTTATCCGAAGACAAAACAATTGAACATGCTGAAACTTTGGGTCAATGGCTTACTTCAAAATATGACCATATGCCTGAGCATGTCCGTATTTTTCATACCATAAGCAATATGGATCATGCGGAAATTTCATTTGCGAATGAAGTCACACCGAAGAATGCATATGAATTAAAGCAGCTCGATTTCTTGCCAGGCACTTTCATTGTAATTGAGAATCCCAAGGGTATAGACCCCATAACTCTAGCTTGGATAGCGGTTGCTTCTATAGTTATGGGTGTGGCTGTTGCATTATTAATGCCTGTGCCCTCAATTACCCAAACCAACCAGAATAACAATCAATCCTCGTCTGCAAATAACGAATTATCAAACCGTGAAAATAAAACTCGCGTAAATGGTCGTATCGCAGATATTTATGGTGCCGCTCACGATACCCCTGATCTGATTACTGTGCCTTACAAGGTATATGAAAACAATGTCGAAGTAGAGCATGTTGTTGGTTGTATTGGTCGTGGTCACTATAAAATTAACGGTGCATATGACGGTGAAACCAACATTGTTGATATTGCCGGCGCATCGGTAGAAGTCTTTCGACCGGGTGTCGATATTGTCTCGGGTGAGCCATATTTCTCGCTTGGTACCGAAATTACAACTCCACCCTTAACAGTTCAGCATCAAACTTCTGTTAATGGCCAAGTTTTACGTCCTGCTGATACACAATCTTTAGAAGGTACGAACTACCTTCATTTTGCATATCCAAACGAGATTCTTCGGGCAACGGCAAACAACACAGATTTAACCACTAAGTTTGTAAGTAATGACCGCGTAGAAATCACCAATGCCTCATTCACGTTTAATGGCCAGACTTTTGATTTAAATGGTACTTATAGCGTTCTATCGGTAGCTGATGACCGTATGACGTTATCAAATCCGGCGGCCGTTAATGCTAACTGGTTAAAGCTTAAAGAGTTAAATAACCAACAAACTGCAGCTTTGTCACCAAAGATCAGTTCAATAGGTGAAAAGTGGATTGGTCCTTTCATTCTGGACAATGTTGAACGTAGCCGGGTGCTGTGTAATTTTGTGGCCACAAATGGACTTTATACCGTTTCAGCAGATGGAAATCAGGGTGCTGTAAACGTCACGATTGAAGTTGAGGTAACACCGGTAAATGAATCTGGTGCAGCCATTGGCAATCCAATGCTGAAGCAGATCATTCTAAAGGGTTCAGCAAAGTCACGTCAGACAGTTGGTGCAACGCTGGATATGGTGACTTTTCAGGGTCGCTGTAGTGTCCGTGCACGCCGTTTAACTCCAACACCGGCAGTTACCACTGTTGTTGATGAAGTAAAGTGGCAGGCGCTTTACGGTGCTTATCCTTTGCAAAGTACAGTGTATGAGCATGAAACGGTTTTTCGTGCGCGTACTTATGCAACCACTGGAGCTTTATCTGTTAAGTCCCGCAAGATCAATTTTGATCTCCAGCGAATGTTGCCGACTTATAAAAACGGGGCAATGACAACAGAGCTATATCCAACGTCTAGCTTTGCTGATGCACTAGTCTCAATGGCACTGGATGAGAAGATTGGTCGCCGTACGATTGATGAGATTGATCTGGAAAACATCTATCGCACATATAACGATGTAGTTGATTATTTTGGTACACCACTTGCGGCTGAGTTCTGTACTACGATTGATGATACAAACCTGTCTTTTGAAGAGCTGGTCACCAATCTTTGTGATGCCGTGTTTTGTACTGCATATCGGCAAAATAATAAGCTCAAGCTTTATTTTGAACGTCCAACTGATAACTCGGTAATGCTGTTTAACTTCAGGAATATCATTCCGGATAGTTACAAGCATGACCTGACCTTTGGCGTGATGGATGACTACGACGGACTGATCTATGAATACACGGATCCGACCGACGATAGTCGTATCAATATCTATTTGCCGGACAAAGGAGCAAAGAACCCGAAAGAAGTGAAGTCTGTTGGTGTACGGAACAAGTGGCAAGCTCATTTCAATGCGTACCGGCTCTGGAACAAGCTTCGGTTCCAGCGTAAATCCATTACCTTTGATGCAGCACCTGAATCAGAATTACTGGTTTTACGTGACCGGATCGCTGTAGCTGATTATCGCAATGGTATTCATCAAAGCGGGGAAGTGGTACAGCAAGAGGGTTTAATCCTCACCCTAAGCCATGATGTAGATTTCATTGCAGGCAAGAGCTATGTGATTTATTTGCAAATGGGGGATGGTACCGTGGACCTGATTCCCGTTACGCCGGGTTCAGCCAAAAATAAGGTGATTTTAGGGCGTTTACCGAACGGGGCCTTAAAGCTTAGTCCTGATGATTTTGTGAATACTATCTACACGGTGGTTAATGACGATACCAAAGGCTCATTGCCTTATCTGGTAGCGAAAAGAGAACCGGCTGACCAGTTCTCTAATACCATTACTGCAATTAATTACGATGAGCGCTATTACCTCAACGATAAAGACTTTATTGATGTACCGGTTGATGATTCACCGATCTACATTCGATATGACCAGCTTGATATTAATCTCGCACGTTTATATCAAATGCAAAGAGGTGATTTACCAACGACTGGAGAAATTAGCTTTGTAGTTGAAGCTGGTGCGCTGGTTTCAAGTTCAAGTTCTTATCGACCGGAAACCAGATTTGTCTATAAATTCAACTATAAGTCTAGTCGTGCAAAACGAGAGTATATCGTTCCAGCTGCCTCAGAATTACCGGCGATAGATACAGGGGAGTTCCCGCCCGATCTGGTGGTAAATCTGACGATTAAAGGTGCTGTTGTTGGACGTGGTGGTGATGGAGGATTGCCACATTTGGCATTTGGTGCATGGTCTACCGATCCGGATTATAACTTTACCAAAACCCGGCGTGATGGTTTTCAGGGAGCACCAGGTTTATTGAACCGGCACAGCAAACTAAACCTGATTATCGATGGAGGGACGTTAGCTCGAGGCGGCTCAGGTGGTGGAGCAACACCAAGTGGTATTTACACTAGATCATCTTATGGGGAACAGGGAATTCCTGGTGGTGCTGGAGCACCATTTGGTCGGGTCATGACTGGACAGCCGATTTCAAATGACTCACAAGATTATCGCCTCTATCTGGAGAGTTATTTATTGGTTATGAAAATCACTGATGCTGAAGCTTCGGTACCCGGTAAAGGTTACCGAACCCAAAATGACCGTTATGGATCTCCATTATCAGGGGATGGCGGAAACTGGGGCGAACGTGGTACCAAGTCTACCAATGATGGAACATGGAACTGGAAATACCATGGCACAACTGAAGGTCAGCCGGGACCGGGTGGACCTGCAATTGTTGGGGTGGCACCTCTAACAACTCAATTGATTAACGGAGGGAAAATCTTACAAACCCTTTAAACCTTAAGAGAACTTTGAGCACCCAATTCGGGTGCTTTTTTATTGTCTAAAAATATCTGGAGAAATAAATGGAACCAGTTTCTACTAGCGGTTTTACAGCATTATTAAAATTTTATGGGTTTGCAATTGTGGTGGCTTTGGCTGCGAGCTTGGTTGTAGCAGTTGTATTAATGACACGTATGCCGCGTTCACCACAAGAGTGGGCTGTAGGTTTAATCTGTACGGTTGTATCAAGTTTGGCAGGTGGTTCATTCATTATTGTGAAGTGGGGGCTTCATGAATGGGTTACTGATATATGGGGGATGATTGCACTTGGTGGATTCTTCTTTGTTTGTGGTTTACCCGGTTGGGCTTTAGTCCGCTGGATATTTAACTTTATTAACAAACAGGAAGGTAAGACGATTATTGAAGTACTTAAAGAAGTTAAGAAAGCCAAAAACGATATTACGAACAGTTAATACCGCCTTCGGGCGGTTTTTTATTATCTAAGGAAAAGTGAAATGAACATTGAACAATATCTTGAAGAGTTAATTAAACGTGAAGGCGGCTACGTCAATAACCCAGCCGATCGAGGAGGTGCTACTAAATACGGTATTACTGAAGCAGTTGCTCGAGCAAACGGATTTAAGGGCAATATGCGAGATTTACCGCTTGATGTGGCCAAAGCTATTTACAAGAAGCAATACTGGACAGCTCCGCGATTTGACCAAGTAAATGCTGTTTCTTCTGCAGTAGCTGAAGAGCTTCTAGACACTGGTGTGAATTGCGGTACCGGATTTGCAAAACCTCTTTTACAACGAGCTTTAAATCTCCTAAATAACAATGGTAATGCAGGGTGGCCAGATTTATCAGTAGATGGGATATATGGTCCGGCAACTCTTAATGCACTCAAAACTTATTTGGTCAAACGCGGGAAAGAAGGCGAAAAAGTCCTGGTGCGTGTTCTTAATATCATGCAAGGCCAGCGCTACATCGAAATCTGTGAGCGAAATCCTAGTCAGGAACAGTTTTTTTATGGCTGGATTAACAATCGAATTTCCCTATAATTCTTATATTTGCTGTGCATTCTAATAATAGAGTGCACAGCTTTTATACCCATCTAACAATATATAAACTCTTTCATTCATAATGACATCTTATTGCTCTGTCTTATCAAATAGGGATACAACCTCTGATTTGAAGATTATGTTTACTCGCAAATTTAGCGGCAGATATTGACTCTGTTGCATACTTCGCTGCACCATATGGTCCTCGGAAAAGTTTTGCAGCATTAATAGAATAATCTTCACAGAATTCAAGTACTTTTAAGACTTCTGAGTTTTTGATAGTAAATTTAAAAAGACCACTTACTTGTTTTTCATGCATTAAATCTGAAATTAATTTTAACTCAGTGATTTTAAAACTTTGATGTGTGAGATTTGCTCTAGCATCTAATGTTTGTCTTACTAGAGTGAAACAACCTTCCTGAGAAGATATATTAATATTATGGGCCCTTGGTACATCTATTATTTCGAAATTTAATTTATCACTACTATTCAATAAATTTTTCTTTTCTGTATCTATAACCCATATTGAAAAGCTATCTTCTAAATTTGAACTACCATTGATCACACCTGTAGCAGCAAAATACATAGCAACTAAAGGGTTGTAACTCCAGTCAAGTAACTCGGTCGGATATCCATAATGTTGTGCAAAAGCTAGCAACTCGAATAGTTGTCTCTGTGGCCAACTTGATGGGTTCAAGAATACTTTATCATGACACTCATTTAGTGTTTCAGTTCTAAAAATATAAGAATCATTTGGAATTGAGACTGCATTAATATCACACCCTTTAACAAATGTTTTTAAATAAGTTAGTTGTAAAAAACACAGATCATTATATGAGTTTGATAGAGTTGAGTGAGCAAATACATTTCTATATAAAGATGGAACTAATTCATGCGTTGAATTTGATTGTCCTCGGTAAATGAAATTATGATTTGCTGAACCAGTTTTTTCTGCCAATTTTATTTTATTTTCAGGTTTGAGAACTTCCTTAAATTCATCAAAAGACACTAAAAATTCTTTGTAACCGTTATGCATTATTTCTTTCAAAAGAAAAACTCCATTGTTGTGATTTCAAAAGATATGTTAAGTAATTCATTTTTTTGAATAATGTATTCTATATTTTTTTAATCTATTTCCAATAGGGTATGATCAATAAAATATTAATTTTATTGATAAAAGTTCTTCTCTCTGGAAAAAATCTACTCAATCAATCTCGGTTCAATGACCAAATACGACCTAGTTCATTACTGATACCCACTGTAAAATATTCTTTCTATTTTTTTTGTTGACTGTCTTTAGGATATATTGCTTACACAAAATATGAAAATTAGCACTAATGCTATTTAAGGAGGGCCTATTATTCAATTTTTGTAATCTTTTTTCCTAAGGTTATCGCTTCATTAAGAATTGAATAGGTTTCTTTATAAGCTTCTATACTCGAGTAAGCAGGATTGTTTAGTAGGCCATTTGAATTTGTGTCGATTAAAACAGATTCTAACAAGGCATAAAACATAACAATTTCAGATGCTAAATCTGCATTCTATATGGCCATATTTAGAAAAAATAAGAGGGCAGTCGTAACCCGGATATACATCATCTTTATAATCGAATGTTGGTTCGAATACATCTAGCAGATGCACCCGGTCTTTTGAAATAGGTTCGTAGTTTGCGCACATTTTTTAAATTCCATTTTTATACGGAATTAAGTCGTTTATATATCTCACTATAACTAATAGATTCACGTACTAATTGATATTTTTGAAAGGAGTTTTTTGTCATTTGCACAGGTATTTGTTCTTTTTCACAATATTCAGTTAATTCCAATGCTAAAGAAACACTACTCTTATTCAATTCTTTGAAAAAATTACTTCCAAGAAGAATTGCACTTGGCTTAGGTGTGGGTAAGCACTGAGCCTTAGTTAATGTACCGAATGGATGTATCACTCGCCATTCATGTTCATATGCCCAATCTGGAGATTTTCTAATAATAGCTTGTAGCATATATAGGTTAGAGTACTCATTTTCATCATTTTTTTGTTCTATAAGATCAGAAATATCAAATAATTCTGAATCATATATAACTGGATATAAAAAGTTTCTAAAATGGTTCATCACTGGAACCTTGCTCAAATCATATTCAATGCAAAAACCACTATGATTATTACTGTAATGTGCCCACATTAGTACAGAATCATATTTTTCGGAAAAAGAGCAAATAAATATCTGTTTCAGAAAGTTTTCATGAAATTTTTGTTTTTCATTTTCATGGATATGATCAAATGCAGCAATCATATGGGAGAGGTTAGTATTATCAGGAAGATTTAACTTTAAGATATTCTCTAAAGTAAGATTATTTTCTAAAATATTTTCATATTGTCCCTTATCAATAATATCGTGATTATTGTGCAAAAGGTACTTCAAAAAATCTGGCATTTCTTTTAATGGGGTTTTTAATGGATGATTGTAGGTATGTCGTCCTTCATATGGGTCATTCATTTGTAAAAGAGTGTCAAACCACAAAGTTCTACTAAGTACATTTTTTACCGCATTGTCATTAAGTGAACGATATTTATAAATGTAATTTGGTAAAAGCTTATTTAAACGTGCTTTGTTTGCAACAATATTATCTGCAGAGGCAGTTTTCCCGAAAATATCCTCAACAATTTGCCTTAAATCACTATTCATATATTTAATATCCATATTATTCAAAAATATTATTTAATTTTAAAAGATTCTAATACTTGTGTATGGTTATCTAAAAGTACTTTAGACTGATTTCTTGATTCATTTTTCTCGAAATACAAGCGATTTTTAATCAAAGCATTAACAGGTTCAGAAATAATTACGTCTTCAATCATATTCATGGCTTTCTTTAAATCCTCAAAAGAAACCTGAATATAACCATCTGTCACATCGTTATCATCATCGTCTGTAGTGTGGTTGATTAAACGTTTAATCGTATAGCTTCCAATTGCTAGACTGTTCGCAATAGTGCCAAAGGTTCGGCGTAAATCATGGAACGTAAATTCTATACCAGAATTCTCAGTTACCTTTTCTCGTGCTGCTCGGCGATCTGAAATATGAGAAACACCATTTCTATCGGTAAAGACATATTTATTATCACCGGCACGTTTTTTACGTTCGCGCATAATATGCCAAAGGGTATCGCCCATAGGTAATAATAAATCTTCATGGTTTTTAGTATTAATAATTTTAATGGTACCAAACTGAAGATCTACATTTTTCCATTCAACAGATTCTGCTTCACTGCGTCTAAAACCAGTTAAAGCAAGTAAAAATAAAAAGTCTTGGTTGGTGTACGCTCTATAATCGTTATTTTGTTCACCCATCCAGTAAGTTGTGGCAACAGCAAGCGCCCATGCTTCGCGCTGATCCGCACGAACGTGGCCTTTTCTACGTTTAATTTTATTGAAAGCCTTTTCTTCTTTAACAATAACAACCGGGTTTTTAATATTTAGAATTTTGTTCCCAGACTCATCTTTATATCTGCTAATCGTATGGTTAAAGAGAGCATGTAAAAATTTTGATGCGAGATTAGCGCGGGAAGGGCTGGCTTCCGAAAGTTTCAGATGACGATCAATAATCATTGCACTGGTGATTTGATCAAGTTTTATATCTTTCCAATCGTTGAAGTAGTTCTCTATGCATCCGTCATAGGCAATTAAAGTAGTTTCAGCCAGCTTCTTGCGTAATTTATAGTATTGATAAGCTTCCTCAAGGGTAGGGATTAGCTTTTGTAATGCATCATTTTGGATTGCTGAAGCTCGTATATCACGCTTTTGCTTAACTGGATCTACTCCTTCATCCATCAAGATAAGAAGCCGTTTAGCTTCAGTTCTGGCTTGTTCTAATGTATAGACGCCATGTTTTCCAATAACTTTACGTTTTGATTTGCCATTAGGCATTTTCTTTTCAGCAAAATAGCTTTTAGTTTTGCCCACACATAAGCCAAATCCTATAGTTACTGTATCTCTGTAAAAGATTTGTTTCTCTTCAGACAAAGGAATAGAGTCTATTACCGATTTAGTAAATTTAATGTGTTGAGCCAT